AGATGGTCGAGGGCGACGAGCTGCTCGCAGGGTACAGCGAGGCCGTCCTGCAGTGGAAGAAGCGCACCCAGGAGCTCTCCGCCGCGATGGACGAGCTCAAGAAGAAGGAGCAGGGCGTCGCTGACGCGCAGAAGAAGCTCGGCGAGGCCCAAACGTCGTTCGATGACGCCGAGAAGGAAGCAAGGGAACTCGAAGAACAGCTTGACGCGCTACGTCGCGAGTACGACGAACTCGGTGCCGCGTATGATGATGCCTTCGCTGCCAACAATGGCATCGATAACGGCACCAACGGCCTTATCGGCATGTACACACGCCTCGGCGAGCTAGAGACCGAGATTCAGCAGGTCGAGACGGCCTACAAGGGCGCACAGACCAACGCCCGTGAGTTCAACCGTAAGCTTAAAGAGCAAGAAGAAAACGTAGACACTGCCAAGGACTCTCTCAGGCAGCAGCAGGAGGCCGTTGATGACCTCCGGCAGTCCGTGGAGCAGCTGGAAAAGACCCCCGAGGTCAAGCTGTTCAAGGACCCGACCGGCGAGATTGACGAGGCCAAGGAAGCCCTCGTGAAGATGGAGGGCGAGCTTGACGATGCCAAGGCCAAGGAGAAGGAGCTGAGCGACGCCTACGACTCCGCGAGGACCGAGAAGGAGCTGGCAAAGACCGCGCAGCAGATGCGCGAGGTCAGCGCCGAGGCCGAGGACACCAAGGCCACCCTCAAGAAGCTCGGGGACGAGCTCGACTTGAAGCACTTTGGCATCCTCAACCCGTCAACCATCAAGTCCATCGGCATGACGCTCTCGGCGACACTCACTCCGGCCATCGCAGGCATCGGCTACAAGATGGTCGATGCGAGCGCCGACATCGACTCTGCCTACCGCGACATGCGCAAGACGGTCGATGGCACCGAGGAGCAGTTCGAGCACCTTCGTCAGGCGGCAATCGACTTCTCGCGCACGCACGTCACCAGCGCCGACCAGATTCTCCAAATCGAGGCAATCGGCGGCGAGCTGGGCATCGCCACGGAGAACCTGGAGACCTTCGCTGAGGTCATTTCAAACATCGACGTTGCGACCAACCTAGACACCGAGGGTGCCGCGACCGCATTGGGCCACCTCTCCAACGTATTGCAGCTCAGCGAGGACGACTATGTTGGCTTCTCCGACGCCCTCGTGCGCCTCGGCAACAACGGTGCGTCCACCGAGACCGAGATTACCAACATCGCGGAGCGCATCGGCTCGATGGGTTCCATCGTCGGCATGAGCGGCAGCGACATCCTCGCATGGTCCAGCACCATCGCAAGCACCGGCCAGCGCGCCGAGGCCGCAGGTACCGCCATCAGCAAGACCATGAGCTACATGGAGACTGCTGTTGCGGCGGCTGGCGGCACGATGGACACCAGCTTCGACGCGATCAAGGCGGCGGTCGAGGAGGGCGGCGACAAGCTCACCGTGTTCGCGAGCCTGACCGGCAAGACCGTCGAGGAGTTCACGGACGATTGGGAGAAGGCACCGAAGGACATGGCGGCGACCATCCACGACGCCGTGGAGGGCGCGAAGGGCGACCTGCAGCTCATCGGAGACGTTGCCCACATGTCTGCAGACGAGTTCGCAAAGACGTGGGAGGACGACCCGACCGCAGCGTTGAAGGCGTTCATCGAGGGTCTGAAAGACATGGAGAGCGCGGGCGGCTCCGCAGACAAGGTACTCGTTGACCTCGGCATCAAGTCCGTCCGCCAGAAGCAGGCAATCGAGGGTCTGATGCAGACCATCGGCGGTCTCAACGACAACCTCGAGATGTCCGAGGACGCATGGAACGGCGTCTCCGACCAGTGGGGAAAGGCGGGCGACGCCGCAAACGAGGCGCAGAAGAAGGCCGAAGGATTCTCCGGCCAGATGCAGATTATGAAGAACATGGCGCAGAACATGTTCGCCGAGCTCGGCGAGGGTGCCGTACCGTGGATTAAGAGCATCACCGGCGTCCTGCAGGAAGCGACAAGCCTGTTCTCTGGCCTCACCACGGAGACTAAGAAGTGGGTTGTCGCGGCAGGCGGCATCGGCTTCGCAATCGGCCCCCTGCTGTCCGTCGCTGGCTCGTTCGGCACGGCGAGGAAGGAGTTCGGCGACTGGTTCAAGGAGACCACATCGGGGATGAACCTCGTGAAGCTCGCCTACAAGCACGGCAGCAAGGACATCAGCTCCGCGCTTGACGGGACCATGAAAACGATGGACAAGGTTAAGCTCGTCGGCATGGACCTCGGCTCGACGCTGTTGAAGGGACTAGCGGCAGGCGCAATCCTCGCGGGCATCGCGGCGATAAGCTACGCGCTGTACCAGCTGTACAAGCGGTATCAGGACCACATCGCCGCGACCGAGGGACTCACCAGCGCAATCGCGGGCATCGGAAGGGTGTCCAACGAGTCCGTTGGCGGCATCGACAACGCGAAGGCGTCCATAGACGAGCTCATGATGTACGCGGGCAAGGCAGACAGCAGGCTCGCGGACCTAGCTCAAACGTTGGAGGACTCCAACCGCCAGTACGACGCCTACGCGGGGCCGTTGGAGAGCTACGCGAGGACCATAGAGACGCTCGGCGGCAAGGCCGAGCTCTCGCAGGACGAGACCAACAAGCTCGCGGCGGCGATACAGGGCGTCAACGACGCTTGCGGCACCAACTACGGCCTCGACGAGTACGGCAACATCATCGACACCGAGACCGGCAAGATTCAGAAGAACACCGACGTAATCAGGGCCAACATCGAGCTCCGCAAGCAGCAGGCGCTCATCGAGTACTACAGCGACGACTACGCGAAGGCGATAGGCCAGCAGGAGGACGCGCGGCAGACCGTCTACGACCTCGCTGCCGAGTACAGGACGCTGCGCACCGAAGCTGGCAAGCAGGACTGGATTGACAACTACATCGAAAAGACCGGAAGGGCCGACCTCGCGGAAGGCGCGTTTAAGAACCACATCCGCGACACCAAGAACGCGCTCGAGGAGAGCAAGACCGAGTTCGACCGCACGAGCGAGGTGGTCAACAACCTCGACGGCAGGATTTCCGACGCCACCGAGAGGATGAACGAGTCCAAAAAGGCCATCGAGGACGCGGCGGCTGCTCAGGCAGAGTACGAGCGTCGCAGCGAGACCGTCGTGGCAGACGTGAGCGGCAACATGAAGCGGCTCTCCGACGCGGCGGAGAAGGTCGGCGAGTCCGACGCGGGCTTCAACGCCATCACAGACAGCCTATCGGCGATATCCGTCTCCGCGAAGGAGATGGACAAGGTTGACATGAGCAAGCTGGTCTCCGAGTTCAGCGACGCGGGCAGCTCCATGAGCGACATCGTATCGACGCTCGAAGAGGGCGACGTGAAGCTGAGCACGTGGAACGCGGCGTTGGAAGCGGCCCCAGGAGCTGCCGAGAACATGGGCAGCGTCACGGCGGCGGCGTTCCAAGCGATGTACGACTCCGCGAGCGGCAACCTCGAGGACACCATGACCCTCATAGCCGGTCTTGACGCCATGAAGGTCGATGGCAAGGAGTTCTACATCACCGACAACGGCTCCATCTTTGACGAGCAGGGCAAGGTCTACGACATCAAGGACGACATCGCGGAGATTCCCGACGAGGTTATCACCGCCTACTACGTGGACGACAAGGACGCCCTCAAGAAGGCTCAGGACGCCAAGAAGAAGGCCGACGACTACGGCAAGAAGAAGGCGACCGCGAAGCTCGACGCCAAGGACGGCGCGAGCAAGAAGGTCGATTCGGTGCAGGGCAAGGTGGACAAGCTCGGAAAGACCACCGCGACCCCGACCGTCAACCTCAGGGACAACGCATCGGGGACCATCAGCTACATCAGCCGCAACATGCGGGACATCGACGGCAAGAAGGCCACCGTCACCATCTACGAAAAGACGGTGCGCAGCGGCAAGCAGGCCACGGGCGGCATGAACAGCCGACCAGTCATTCCCGAGCACGCGAGCGGCTACATCGCCACCGGCCCGACGCTCACCAACCAAGGGTGGATAGGCGAGGACGGCATCGAGGCCGTCGCCAATTGGGCCACGGGCGGCGCGGTCGTGCCGCTCACCAACAAGAGGTTCATGCTCCCCATCGCCGACGCCATCGCGGACGGCATGGCAAGGCGCATGGAGGGCAGCGGCGGCGGCAACTACATAACGGTCAACGTCAGCGGCGTCGCGAGCCCGAACGAGGTCGCGGACGCCATCACGCGTAAGCTCACGCTTCTCGGACTGTAGGGAGGGGACATGCCAAGCAAACCGACCGAGATCAAGAAGAAGCCGAGCAAGGTTGTCTCCAATCCGTCCATCAGCCGCGCCAAGAGCAACGTCGCGCCGTCGTGCACCGTCATGACGGCGAAGTGGAAGGTGGGCTCCGCGCTCACCAAGCAGAGCAGCGAGAGCCGCGCGACCAAGCTCAAGATTGTGTGGTCCGCCATGTGGAAGGACGCGAAGGGAAAGACGCACACGCGGAAGAAGGTGTTGGCCGGAAAGCCCATCGGCACAACCACCAACGCCTTCAACCCGCGCAACTTCACCGACTCGCAGGGCGACACGTGGACCGAAGCCGACTTCTGGCCGAGCGGCACGAGAAGGCTGCAGAGCGTGTCGTACAAGGTCTACGCGGGTAACAAGATTGGCTACGCCACGAAGGGGGCCGGAGACTCCTACAGCTTCGGCAACCCGAAGGCACCGACCGTCTCCGCGTTGGAGCACGACAAGGAGACCGGCGAGATTTACTTCCAGATTGACGCCTACGACGGGTCAAAGACCACCGCGCCGCGCATCAGGACCGCGTGGCAGGCGACGGTCACGGACACGCGGCTGACCGGAGCCGACCGCATCCAGAAGAAGGGCGGCTACTTCACCGGAACGTCGAAGAAGTGGGACGAGGACACGCCTGACAACGACAAGGTAGTGATCGACGTTACCGACCGCTACATGCTCGGCCCGAACCAGTACGTCAAGGTCGTGGTCACGGGCACCACCGAGAGCGTCGATGGCAAGAAGTCCGCGAGCAAGAGCATCATCATCGCCTACCCGAACGCGGCGACCATCAATGGCGTCAGCGTTGACAAGCTCGACAGCGGCGTGGCCGACATGAGCGGTCGCGTGACGGCGGCTATCGACACGATGACGAGCGGCACCAAGCCCACCACGGGCGTCAGGCTGCAGAAGCTCGTCTCCACCACGGCGACGACGCCCGAGCAGGCGACGCAGATGGGCAGCGATTGGGAGGACACCGACGCGATTGACGACGGTGACTGCGACGGCCTCTCCCTCGCAGTCGCGGAGCTTTCTCCGACGCGCGGCACCCACACGTGGATTCGCGTCAAGAGCTGGAACAGCCACGAGGACCTGTTCTACACCTACTCAGCGCCGGTCGAGGTCGTAGACCTCTACATCGACCCCGCATCGGCGAGCGACAACCTGCACCTGCTTTCCCTCGTGAGCGGCGACGACGGCACCTCGCTCGTCGCGAAGTTCGCGTGGACGCAGAGCGCGGACCCCGACACCGGAACCGAGGTAAGCTGGTCGAGCGACGAGAAGGCTTGGGTCTCCACGCGCGAGCCCGACACCTACGAGACCGACCGCAACGACGGCGCGGAGACGATATCTGGCACCGCGTACGTCGGCACGCTGGAGCTCCACGTTCAGGACTTGGAGCAGGGCGAGACCTACTACGTGCGCGGCAGGCGCTACCTCGACCCCGAGGACGGCGACCGCATCTTCGGCGGATACTCCGAGACGCTGACGGCGATTCCCGTCTCGTCCCCAACGTCCGTGTCGCTGAACGCTCCGACCACGATAGCTCGCGGCAGCGACCTCCCGCTCTCGTGGACGTTCGACTCCGAGGCCGCGCAGAAGCAGTGGTACCTGCTCTACGGCACCCAATACACCGTGGTTGACCCCGTGACGGGCGAGCGCGAGTACACCATCGGCGAGGACTCGTGGATTGCGAGCGGCACCGACGCGGCTGGCGCTTGCGTCGTGAAGTGGGCCGACCTCGCGGGAAGGCTCGACGCCAACGGCGAGATTGGCCTTGCCCTGCGCATGGGTACGGGCGGCACGCTGGTCACGTCCGACGTGGTGTGCCTCCGCGTGACCGACCCTCCGGTGCTCTCGGCGACCGTGAGCGATGTCGTGACCGAGCAGGGCTTCCCCGTGTCGCTCTCGTGCAACGTGCAGGCCAACGTCACCGTCATTCTCCGCGCCGGAAGCTACGGCGAGGACGGGGCCATGACGGGCAGCAACGGCGGCGACGGTCTGGTCCACATGGCCCAGACGGCGGGCGATGTCATGTGGCAGGAGTACCTCACGCCACCGTGGGAGCTGTCCGGCACCACGTACGCGGCGTCGATAGACGCGCCGCGCGGCATGGAGATTCTCGACGGCGGCAACTACACGCTGTTCGTGCAGCCCATCGACAACGACACGGGGCTCTCCGGCGAGACGGTCGTGCTGCCGCTGTCAGTCGCGTGGGCGAACCAAGCGCCGAGCATGGACGACGACGGGACGGAAGCGCCCATCGTCATAACCCCGTCCGACGCCACCGACGCTGATGGCAACCGCGTGCGCCAGTGCACCATCAAGCTCGCTCCGCCAGAGGGTGCGCTCGGCACCGAGACGTACAACGTCTACCGCGTGACCCCAGACGGCGCGTACCTCATCGCCGAAGGGTGCGGGCTGACCGAGACGGTCATCGACCCCTTCGCGCCCTACGGCGGCGAGGGCACGGCCTACCGCGTGGCGATTGTCACCGTGGACGGCGACGTTGACTGGCTCGACTACGAGTACAGCATGGCCGGACGCGACCTCAGAATCGACTTCGGCGACTCCTACATCGAGCTCCCGTGGAACCTGAGCATCGCTGACGGCTACGAGAAGGACTTCGAGGCCAGACGCAAGCTCGACGGCAGCATAGACGGCTACTGGAACGACGGCGTAATGCGCACGGGCGGGTTCAGCACCGACCTAATACGAATCAAGGAGCAGGAGAAGGCGGCTGCGGTCAGGCGGCTCGCCAGATACGCCGGACCCGTGTTCGTGAGGACGCCTGACGGGTGCGCGTACCAAGCCAACGTCACCGTGAGCAACATCGGCGGCGCGAGGCGCGACGCCGCGCTCGCCGTTCAGCTCGAGGCGACCGAGGTTGACCTGACCGACGACTTCCGCGCCCTGCTTCCCGATCGTGACGAAGAGGAAGAAGAGGAGCCCTAATGGACTGGTCCGCAGGATACCATGCGAGCTGGCGCGTCTACCGAGTGGACCGCAGGACGTGGGCGGACGCCGAGCTTCTGGGCGGCGTGTCCGAAGTCACCGTCGAGAGGACGTGCGACGAGGACGCGCCGCTGCTCGAGCGCGGTTCGATGACCGTTGACGCCGCAATCGGCAACGCATTCGAGGAGGGCTACTATCGCGTCGTCATGACGGCGACGCAGGGCGACGAGTCTCAGCGCGTGGACGTTTGCACGCTGCTGTGCTGCTCGATTTCCGGCGACGTTGACCGAGGCGTTGACGTGCGCGAGGTGCTTGGTCGCTCCGTGCTCTATCCGGCGTCCGTCACCGAGCTCGAGACGGGGAGCTACGCGCCCGCAGGTGTCGATGGCGTCGCGTTCTGCGCCGACCTGCTGAGGGCGTGCATCAACGCGCCCGTCGAGACCAGCGGGCGCTTCACGCTTGACGAGAACCATGTGTTTGACAACGGCACAAAGGTCCTTGCCGCAGTCTGGAAGGTGCTCGATGCTGGCGGCTACGTGCTGCAGGTCGCAGGCGACGGCACGGTTTCGGTGATGCCGAAGCCAACCGAGCCCGACATGACGCTCGACATGGCCCACGCGAGGATGCTGCACACGCTAATCCATCACGACCTCGACTACAGCGAGGTGCCGAACCGCTACATAGCGAGCGACGGCGGCGACGAGGCCGTTGCGGTCAACGACGACCCGAACTCCGTGACATCCACCGTCGCGCGCGGATGGGTCCATGACGTTCGCGACGAGTCCCCCACGAGGGTCAATGGCGAGACGCTGCTTGCCTACGCTCAGCGACGCCTCGAGGAAGAGTCGATGGTCTACGACTCACGCACGTACAGCAGGGAATGGTGGCCCAACGTCCATCCGTACTCCGTCGTGCGCGGCTCAATCGCGAGCGTCGGCTTGGACGGAGACCTTCGCGTGGTGCGACAGTCGCTCGCATGCGGTCGCGGCATCACCGTAGAGGAGGAGTCACGCAGGGAGGTGCACGCATGGACCAGATAACCTCGGCAGTGGCGTGGCGGCTCAGGAAGGCCATAGACGGCAGGCGCAGGACCGAACCGACGAGAGACGGCACCGCCGTCGTGATGAGCAGGGACGCGGACGGCACCATATGGGTCAACATCCCTGGTTCCGACATACGCACGCCGGTTAACGGCACCGTCAACGCAGAGGTGCATCCGAACGATGTCGTCGGCTATCACATAGAGAACGGGCGGCTCTCCATCACGGGCAACCCGTCGAGCCCATCCATCGGCACCAGCAGGGTCATGAACATAGTCGAGCCCATCGACCGCAAGGCGAGCGACGCGATTGGCTACGCTAGCGCGGCTCACGACGCGGCTGACCTCGCCGAGAGGGAGGCGCAGCGGGCGAGCATCGCAGCCGACGCGGCACAGGACAGCGCTACACAGGCTGAGCGGTCGGCCCAGCAGGCGATAGCCGACGCGGCTCAGGCGAACGAAGCCGCGACCGAGGCGCAGGAGAGCGCGTCGCAGGCGAAGACGAGCGCGAACACGGCGCTCAGGGCATCCAACGACGCGCTCACGCAACTGTCCGTCGTGGAGGACGTGGCAGGCACGATCACGTGGATTTCCGAGCACGGGTCGTACGTCCCGACAACCGACACG